TACATCAAGCTGTTTACTCCCGGCACCGACTCCCGGACCGCAGACGGCTATCTGTACCAGAACCGAAATTATGGCGACCTTTTCCTTCTGGAAAAGAAAATTGACGGCGTAGGCATGCACGTCCAGGCATAAGGAGGGGAGATATCGAATGAAAGCAGTAAAAGGAAATAAGGTTTACACTATTGACGAAACGAGCAAAGCCCGTTATGTGAATGACGGTTTTGACGTTCAGAATGACAGCGGGGAAATTATTACTTATGGCAAGGGGAAAACCGTGCCTTACGAGCAATACGCAGCCCTCAAGAAGGAACTGGAAGAAATCAAGACTGCAGAGAAGGAGGCCACAGAGGAGACCACAGAGGAGAAGACCGGCGGGAACACCAAGAAGCCAGATAAGGCAGCCAAAGAGGAGGGATCTCTGAAGGGCGGTGAGTGATATGCGCTATGAGGCTTATGCTACACCGGAGGAGTTCGGTGAGGAATGCCCTGGTTGCGATATCGCAACAGAAGAACTGCCGGCTGCCCTGAAAAAAGCGTCCAGACATATTGACTCCCTGACCTACAATCGAATTGTAGGCCGGGGATTTTCCAATTTGACCGTTTTTCAACAGGACATTATCCGGGAGGTGGTTTGCCAGCAGGCACAGTTTGAGTATGACAATGCGGAAGTGATTGACTCAGTGCTGTCTTCTTACAGCATTAACGGTGTGTCTATGCAGTTCGGATCCGCATGGAATGTATTTGCCGGCAAGGGTATCGCCATGCGGCGGGACGTATACCAGCTGCTCTGCCAGACGGGCCTGTGCTGCGGATTGGCGGTGAGATAATGAAATATCCAAAACTGGTCTTGCCGCAGTATTGCCGGACACCTATAAAGGTTACGATCTACGAGGAGGGACTTTCCGAGGACGGCGGGCCTAAAATTGCCTTTGAGGCGGATGATCTAAAATGTAATTATCAGGACACTGCAAAGACGATCTTCACAGAAGACGGAAAGAAGATCCAGCTATCTGGTCAGGCTATTTTCTGTGTTGATTTTTGTCCGGGAATAGAAACCATTACTGGAGGAGTAGCAAGAATACACGGGGAGGACCGAAAGATTCACAAAGGAATAAAGGCACGGAATCCTGATGGTTCCGTGAACTATGTACGGTTGGGTCTGATGTGATGAGAGTAAAGGTACGAATTACGTTAAATCCAGCCAAAATTTTGGAGCTGCAGAAGGCTGTGGAGACATCCCGGGAGCAGGCAGCAGAGGCGATCAAGTCGGATATTATATCGTCTGCGGTGGTACCAAAGGAAGAGGGGGCTTTGGAACGATCTATAGCCGTAATCCGATCCGGCAGCCGGTTTCGAATTGTTTTCAATACACCTTACGCCCGGCGTTTGTACTGGCACCCGGAATACAATTTCCGAAGGGACAAAAACCCGAACGCGCAGGGCTTGTGGATGCAGGAATATATAGACGGCAGCAAAAAGGACTTGTACCGGAAGCTATTTGTGTACTTCCTTAAGCAGAATGCAGGGGGGCTGATCAAGTGACACTGGCAGACGTAAAAGACTTTTTAAAAAGTAAGATCCAGTGCGAAAACTGGTATGCAGGAAAGAGGGATCCTACCAAGGAACAGAGCATTACAATTTTCCCCACCCAGGGGCCGGCACCGATAATCCCCGTTGGTGGTTTGGAGCGCAAGAGTTGGGAGACGAAGGCTGTTTCCGTGCTGGTCCACTGGGGGAAGTATGCCACCCCCGCTGAAGAAAAGGCGCAAGAGGTTTATAACCTGCTATTTGGTCAAACGGCTGCCATTAGGGGCAAGCGGGTAGCTTTTTTCGATATGCGGACCAGTGAGCCGGTTGGTATGGGTACCGATGATGGCGGTATCTTCGAGTATGTAATTAATTTTGTTATCTACTACAACAAGTAGAGAAAGTGAGGTAAAGTATGACACCTTTAGGCGTTTTTCCCGTGTATGAACTAAAGTTTAAGATTGGCATAAAAGGAGTATCCAGTGCCGCGGCCGACATGGTAGAGATCGCCGATATGGAAAGCTTTGGCTTCTCCATTGACGGTAACGTGGAAAGCTGGACTCCGATGAGTACAGACGGGTGGCAGCGCTCCCTGATGACGGGTAAGTCTTTCAGCTTTGACGTGAAGGGTAAAAGGAACGTCGGCGATCCGGGCAATGACTATGTAGCCAATACGGCATACAAGGACGGTCTGGACTGCAGCACAAAGGGGGCTATTGAGTTCCCCGATGGCGCGACATTGGCCTTTGACTGTGTACTGAATGTAACCAATGTCGGGGGCGGTGAGTCTACTGGCGTCGCTCCCCTGGAGTTTACTATCCAGGGAGACGGAAAACCGACGTATACGGCAGCAACATAATAATTTTAGCCGGAGAGGGAATTTTCCCTCTCCTTTTGAAAGGAGCCTAAGCATGGCAAAGTTTTACGATATAGCAGAGAGGATGCAGGTCGGACGCCAGAAACCAGAAGTGAAGCTGAACGATGAGCATGTCTATAAGATCAATACAAGTAAGAGCGCGGTGTTGTATATCCAGGGGATCTATGATGACAAGAGCAAAGATGACATTGCGAAGCTGGATGAAGTTATCAAAGTCGCCTTGGGTAAAGAGGCGGCTGAGTATATTGATAGTCTGGATCCATCAATGGAAATCCTGATGCTGATCATAGAAACAATCATGGCAGCCATTAGCGGAATCGATCTGGAGGAGGCGGAAGCCGCCACCAAGGAGGCAGCCAAAAAGGCCCAGAAGAAAAGCAAATAAGTGGTACTCCATAGAGGATGACTGGGAGCTGATTGAGGCCTCTTTTACAACACAATACGGGATCCGGCTAACGGAAACAGACATGGACTGGCAAGAGTTTTGTGTGTTGCTATCCGGGTTAATGCCGGAGACTCCTCTGGGGAGAATCGTTGCGATCCGGTCAGAAGAAGATCGTGATATACTCAAGGGTTTTACACCAGAACAGAGAGCAGTCCGAAGTGAGTGGCGGTCACGAAAGCATTGTGAACAAGTGGCACAAATGACCGAAGAGGAAAAGCTGGTGGCAGTTAAGTCTATACAAAAAATGTTTGAAAAAGCTTTTGCAGAAAAGAGGTGAAACGTTGTCGGATAGTGTAGGTAAGATCGGGCTCGACCTGGAAGTAACCGGTGACCTCAATGACCAAATCCAGGAGGCAGTTGCGAATGTAGGCCAGAAGATAGAGGCGGCATTTAAGACAGGGGGCATGGAAACCGGATTAAAAGATATGCTTGACCGGGTTTTTAAGGCGTTTGACCAGAACATGAAAACAGTCGTGGCTACCATGTCGAAACAGTTCGGTGATATTCTCAAACAGATGACACAAGTTAATACGCCGGCAGCAACGATACCGACACCGGCGGGCAGGATCACGACTCCGGGCAATGTATCAGCAACAAGGGGGCCGCCTGTAAAAATGCCGGCAATGAGGTTGGAATTTGACAGTGCTGCCCTGGAACGTGAACTGGAAAACACAGAAGCCCTCATGCAGAATCTTGGCAAGCAGGTTGATGTTTTGCAGGAAAAAATAGGGACGCTGAATGAAAGATATAGGAATACCATAAGTGAAACAAGGAAAAACAAGATTGCGGAAGAACTCGTAAAGACGGAGAGAGCTCTTATCAAGACGCAGCAGCAGATTGAAATTCTGGGAGCAAAATGGGACGCTTATCAGGCAAGGTTAGCAGATGTATCTGCAGCCAATAGCCGGATTACCGGCTCAATCAAAGGTATGCGCGTTGCGTTGTCAGGGATTAACACGGCACCGACGATTGTTGGCGTAAGGGCGGTTGGCACCGCCATGAATGTGGGCGCGCGGGAAACCGCAAGTTCCGGCACAATGATGCGGAATACGGTAGAAGGAATAAGGCGTTCTTTTTCTACCCTTCAAGGTTCGTCGCAGGCAGTTCTTTCTGCTCTTGGGAGCGGAATTAAAGCCTGCATCGGAAAGGTTCGTTCTCTTGGATCTTCGATATTACGTCTGGTGAGCAACTTTAAAAAAACTGTGCCGGCCGCGAGGAAAGCAAGCAGCGCTATGCATTCCACCGGCGGTGCTGCTACAGGCCTTTCAAAAAGGATTTTAACACTGGGTAATATGTTTAAACTCATGCTGATACGGATGGCCATGAGGGCGGTAATAAGTGGCGTAAGAGATGGTTTTCAGAACCTTGCGCGATACAGTGACCAGGTAAATGAAAGCTTGTCTATGCTGATGTCTTCTCTGACGCAGTTAAAAAACAGCCTGGCGACAGCTTTTGCACCGATTCTGAATGCCATTGCGCCAATGCTCACGTACCTCATCAATCTGCTTTCGCAGGCCATGACGGCAATCGGGCAGTTCTTTGCTGCCCTGACCGGGCAGAAGACCTTTACGGTTGCACAGAAAGTGCAGCAGAATTATCGGGACAGCCTTGATGCGACTTCGGAGAAAGCAAAAGAACTGCAGCGCGATCTGATGGGGTTTGACGAGATCAATAAGCTAAGCGACCACAGTGATTCCGGTGACAGCGGCGGCGGAGTCTCCCCGGCGGACATGTTTGATACCGCAGAGGTGGAAAGCAGATTCCAGGGCCTGGCAGATAAGGTCAAGGAGATATTCGGACGAATATTCCAGCCGTTTAAGGAATCTTGGGCGGCGGAGGGGCAGAACACCATCAATGCCGCAAAGTTTGCCTTAAGCAGCATCTGGGAACTTGTAAAATCTATCGGCAGCAGCTTCCTGGACGTATGGACAAACGGAACCGGCACAAAGATACTGGCCACCATGCACCAAATCATTCAGAAGATTTTTGAAACCGTCGGAAACCTTGCGACCCGATTCCGGGAAGCATGGGAAA